ATTACTTAAATTATAAAACAATCAAAAATTCATAAATTATGACAATAGAAAATCAAACTACTACTCAAGCAATTTCTACACCTGCACCTCAAGAAAACACACAAACCGCACCAATTCAACAAACCACAACACCAAATTTTGATTTAAATTCATTTTTTCCAGAAGATATTAGAAAAGATGCCGATTTTGAAAGACTTTCTAAAAATTTTCCTAAAGATTTACAAGCGATAGCAAAAGATTATTATCACAAAAATAAACATTTTGGCAAAGCTCGTGATGTTGTAAAAGCTGAAATTGAAGCTGAATTAAAAGCAACACAACAATTTAAACCTGAAGATTACCAAATTCAACTTCCTGAAGGTTATGTGATTGAGGATAATATCATAAATACAGCCAAAACTAAAGCTTTAGAGCTTGGAATTAAACCCGATGTAGCACAACAATTTCTTAATAGCATTTTTGAAGCTGATAAAACACTGGAAATAGAGTTAGAAAAAAAACAATACGAAGCTAACAAACAAGCCTTAGAAAATATTAAAAAAGAATGGGGTTTTGATTATGAGCAAAGGGCAGATACTGCCGAAAAAACTTTAATGAATTATGTGTCGCCTCAAGAAATGGATTTTATCCATACTTTGCCACTTGATCAAAAAATTATTATTTCAAAAATAATGGATAAAGTTGCTTCTAAAGTTAGCGAGGGTTCTATTGGAAATAATTTAAAACAAATTACAAAATCGCCCGAAGAAATGTTTAACGATATTTTAAATGACAAAACCCACCCTTATCATAAAGGAGATTTAAAAGCGGTTAATCAAGTTTTTGAAATGTTAAAAAAACCATATTTACAATAAATGTTAAATTTTATTCCATCATTAGTAGATTTTCAAAACCTTGCAAAAAACAAAAATATAAATTTTTTTGAAATGGAAACAAAGGATTATGAAAATTTAAATCGTGAATATTCAGGACATAACAGAATAATAAATTCTATTAATCGTGCCATAGAAAATCTCCTAAATAAACTTAACATAGATAAAAAAAAAGTTTATGCACATGTAAATATTCAAACTAATGAATTTCAAGATAAAGACAAAAAAACCATTACATTTAAAATTAAAGTTAATTATTTTGTTGACATTAAAATTTAATATTATATTTTATAGTTAAACATTGTCCGATGTAAAGTAAAAGGGAGCTTAATTTAAGTCTTTGAAATTAAGGGTAGCAATTAGGAGGGAGTAATCCCCGATTTTTATTATTTTTAAATTCAAAATTTATTTTATATGACTCAAACAGCCGATCTTTTGGCAGCAACAATTGCCTTTAACACCAATTTAAGGGAACTTACCCAAAAAAGCACTTCATTACTTGAAAGCACCCTTGACAATACCACAATGAATACCAATTTTGAATATTTTGACAGAATTGGAAGTGTTGAATTGTTGGTTAGACAAGGCAGACACTCCGATGTTCAATATACACCAACTGAATTTTCAAGACGATCAATTCAAACCGTAGATTATGAAGGTATGGATTATATTGACGAGCAAGATTTACAAAGACAAATGGTAAATCCTCAATCTTCCATGTTAGCAAATTTTGTAAAAGCCGCTAACAGAAAAAAAGATCAAATCATTATTGATAATTTACTTGGCTCTTCACAATCTGTAGATAAATCGGGAGCTATAACAAATGTTCCTTTTGATACTGCTAATCAATTGATTGCCGATGGTAGCAAAGATTTGACAACTAAAAAACTAAAAGATGCTATCAAAATCTTTGAAGATAATGATGTTGATTTAGCGACAGAAGAAGTTTATTGTGTTTTATCAACCCAATCTTATAGATATTTGTTAGGTCAAACCGAATTTATCAACAAAGATTATAAACTTAGCACTAATGCTGAAATGAAATATACTAAAGCTGAAGAATTTTATGGAATTAAATTTTTAAGATTTAATCCTAAACATCTTCCAGTTGGAGCTAATGCTAACACTAAAAGAGCTTTTCTTTATGTTAAAAGAGCTGGTCTTTTTGCAAAACATAAAGAAATTACAACTATTGCTGAAAAAAATGTTGCTAAACAAAACATTCAATTATCGGCAAAAGCTTCTTATGGAGCTACTCGTATGGAAGAAAAGTTAGTTGTAGCTATTGACTGCTTAACAACTGATTTACCAACCGCTTAATTTTAATTTTAATTTATAATATTTATGGCTAATAAAACAGGTTCACTTGACAAAAATAATTTCCAGCTCAATGGAGCTAGAAATAGGATTGTTGTCGATACTATTAATAAAACTGCTTCTGAAACAACAGGAGATGTATTGTTTATGGGTTGTGCTTTACCAAGTAATGCGGTAATTCACAGAGCAACCATTGAAAACGATGCTTTAACTGGTGCAACTGATGTTGATTTTGGATTTTATGACATTGCCTCTGCTGGTAATGGTCTAATTTCAAGAGATTGTTTGGTTGATGGAGCTAATTTACAAAGTGCTTCAACTGGCTTTGGTTTAAATGGTTATTCAAAACAGACTATTGCAAACAAACATAAACAACTTTGGGAAATTGCTGGCTTAACTGCTGATCCTAAAAAATTATTTCAACCCGCTCTTACTTTAGTTGTTGGTGGAACTGCCGTTGGCAATATTAGAATATTAATTGAATATTCTGTATTGTAATGACTTCAAAAACTGAATTATGCAATCTAGCATTATTAAAGTTAGGCAAGGCTAGGGTTCAAGACATTGACACTGACCCTAGCCAACAAGCTACTGACCTAAAACTTGTTTACGATTCTGCATTAAACCAGATTTTAAATGAAGCCGAATGGTCGTTTGCGGTGCGGAGGCAAGCTTTAAACAAGCTTACCGAAACACCGCTTTACCAATGGAATTATAAATTTGCATTGCCAACAAATCCCGAATATATTAAACTTATTTCTATTGAAAATGACCCTGATTACACAATAGAGGGCAAGTATATATTAACCAACACCGACAATATTAAAATTACTTATGTTGCCCGCATAACAGACCCAACAGAATATACAACTGGCTTTAAAAATGCTTTTGTGTTATTGCTAGCTACAAAAATTTGCTATAATTTAACTGGATCAGATAGTAGAGAAAAACAATTAATAGCTGAATACCAAGAAGCTTTGTATCAAGCTATGACACAATTTAAAGCAATTAGAAACGAAACCCCTTTAACCTCTAATTCATGGATAGATATTAGACAAAATGGCTAATCTTGATGAAATACAAACTAGGTTTAATGCTGGCGAACTATCGCCCAATATTGATGGTTTAGTTGATTTTGAGCCTTTTTTTAATGGCGGTTCTATTGTTGAAAACTTTGATGTTCACCCTCAAGGTTGGTTATTTCGTAGAAAAGGCACTAAATTTGTAAATGAAGTTAAAGATTCAACCAAAAAAACTCGCATTATAAAATTTAAATACAATGTTGACCAAGTTTTAATTATAGAATTAGGAGCTGGTTATTTTAGATTTTATTATCAACAGGCAGTAGTTTTAAGTTCTGGCAACCCTTATGAAATAGTAAATAGCTTTAGTGAAAACGACCTTGATTATATTAGATATGTTCAAAAAGATGATGTTATTTGGATGGTTCACCCTTTAAAAGGATTTTATAAATTAATTCGATTTAGTAATTCTGATTGGACATTTAATCAAATTGATTTGCTTTATGGGCCATACCAAAAAGAAAACATTTTACAAACAAGAACGGTTGCAATAAATAATCACGGAGCTGTTGGAACAACAGGAACCATGACCGCAAGTGGATTTACTCCATTTACCGCTAATCATGTTGGTAGTTTATGGCTTATAAGAGATGGAACGGCTTATGCTTATTTAAAAATTACTTCATTTAATTCATCAACTTCCGTTGGCTATACTTCTCAATCCTCAATTGCTACTTCTTTTACCTCTAAATCATTATACACTTGGAGCGAGGGTGAATTTGGTTTACATCGTAGCTATCCAAGGGCAATAACATTTCACGAACAAAGACTTGTTTTGGCTGGCTCTATTAATGAAACTCAAAAAATATGGTTTAGCAAATCTGCCGATTATGAGAATTTTGATATAGATTATAATTCGCAAACTGCCGATGATAGTTTTAATAGAACAATTGCCAGCTCAACAAATGATTCAATTTTATGGTTATTTAGTGATGAAGTATTGTTTATTGGTTGCACTGATAGTATTTGGAGGGCTAAACCTTCTAACAATTCTGCGGGCATGTCAAACACTGACATTGATTTAAAAAGACAAATTGCCTTTGGTAGTGAATGGGTTGACCCTGTTTATTGTGATGCAACCCCTTTTTATTTACAACGAGGCAAGCAAAAAGTAAGGGGCATAAATTACACAAATGCCGAAGCTAAATATAAAGCACAAGACATTAGTATTAGAAGCGATCATATTACCGAAAGTGGCATTAAAAGATTTGATTACCAACAAAATCCAATTTCTACAATATGGGCTTTAAGAGAAGATGGGCAAGTTGCAAAATTTGTTTATGAAAGCGATCAGGAAGTAAATTGTTGGACAAGATTTAAAACCAATGGCATTGTTGAAGATATAGCTATTATTCCATCGACTAAAGAATATGATGAGGTTTATTTATTAATAAAAAGAACAATAAACGGCACTACAAAAAGATTTATTGAGGTTTTAGAGCCTAATTTTAGTTATAATGATTTAAATTATATTTATTTAGATTCATCGTTGACTTATAATGGCACACAAAACACAACATTAACAATTGGAAGTGGAATTGCTACCGCTGGTAGTTCTATATTTTCTGCCTCAAGTGTTGGTAAAGAAATAAGAAATTTAAATGGAACTGGTAGAGCAAAAATTACCGCTTATAATTCAGCAACCGAAGTAGCTATAACAATTACAAGAGATTTTAGCACAAATAATCTGACTGCTAACAATTGGGCTATTGCTATTCAAGAAGTGAGTGGATTGACTCATTTAATTAATGCTAGTGTTGAAGCAAATGGCGATGGAGCAACCGATCCTAAAGCTAAAATTGTAAATGCACAAGGTAAAATAACCCTTGATAATTTTGCCTCAATAATTCATGTTGGCTTAAATTATAACTCAACATTTACATCTTATCCAGTCGAAAGTAAAAAATTATTACAAAATGTAGGTTCTCAACAAAATAAACTTTTGAGAATTACAGAATTAGCTATAAAGTTTTTTAAATCAAGAGCTGGATTAATTAATATTGACGATAAATCAATACAAATTGTTGCCAGAGAGAATACCGATAATTTAAACTCTGTTCCATCTTTTAAAGATGGAATTAAAAAGGTTTCCGTTGCTGGTGATTGGGGCTATGATAGAAAATTTAGTATTATACAAAATGAACCACAAGCAATGAATATTAAAAATATAACTTATGAGGTAAATATCTAAAATGGTAGCACCTTTTATTTTCGCCGCTGGGGCCGCATTAAATTTAGGCAGTAGCATTTATGGTGCGAATATGGCAAAAAAAGACCTTAAACGACAAGCAATGGCTTTAGAAGACCAAGCAAGACTTGTTGAGGAGCAAGGACAATTTCAAGCCATACAAACCGCAAAACAATTTGATTCATTGTTAGGCGAGCAAAAAGTATCTGTTGCGACTAGTGGTGCCGAAATGGAAGGTTCTGTGTTAAATATTTTTGATAAAACTATTGCTGATAAAGAGCAAAATATTGCAATAATTAAAAAAAATGCCGAAATAGAAGCCAGTTTATTAAGACAACAAGCCATGCAGGCTCGAAAAAAACGAAAAAGATTATTGCCTATGGCGGTTGTTTCA